TGATGGCCCACGACAGGCTAAAGCAGATACTTTATTTTATGAAGATGATGCCCCTCAAAAGCAGGCTACCCGCAAAAAACAAGCGGCCCCTGCCGAAGAAGAATCAGTAGAAGGTTCTAACTATAAAAAAAGATACGATGATTTAAAGAAGCACTATGATCAGAAGCTCAACGAGTTTAAACGAAAAGAGCAAGAATTACTGGAGCAGGCTAGAACAGCTGAACCTCAGTACCAAGCTCCTAAATCTCAAGAGGATTTAGAAAAGTTTAGAGAAGAGTATCCTGATCTTTATGATACGGTAGAAACTGTAGCACACATGCGAAGTCAGCAAGAAGTAGAAGCACTACGATCTAAACTTTCTGTTATCGAACAGAGAGAAGCTCAAATTGCTCAACGAGAAGCTGAGACAGCGTTGAAAGATCGACATCCAGACTTTGATGAAATCAGAGGGGACGATGGTTTTCACGAGTGGGCGCAGGAACAACCGGATCAAATTCAAGATTGGATTTATAACAATCCTGATAATGTAACTTTAGCCGTCAAAGCTCTAGATTTATATAAGTTAGAAACAGGTAAAGGACAAAACAATAGAAGTTCAAATCGTGGCCGACCTAAGAAAAAACAGGAAGGCTCTGCAGCTGATATGGTATCTACAAAAACAACTAACTTAGATCCCCAGCAAGGTAGGATTTGGACTGAATCAGAAATCGGCAAGATGTCCTTAGATCAGTTTGATAAATATGAAGAAGATATTCGTGAAGCTATGATTGAAGGGCGTGTTGTACGAGGCTAACTTTTCTACTTAGGAGATAACAAATGGCTTTAAACACATCCGATCAGGGGTTTGAATTTGCGACAACCCCAACTAACTTTAACGGCTCTACTAACTGGTTGCCCCAGTTATATTCCAAACAGGTACTCAACTTTTTCCGTAAGGCTTCTGTAATTGAAGCTATTACCAATACGGATTATGCAGGCGAGATTTCTGGCTTTGGTGACACCGTTAAAATCATTAAAGAACCTGTAATCACTGTTGATCAGTACGAGCGTGGACAAGACGCTGCTAAAACTAATCTGACAGACACTGAAATTACAATGGTCGTAGACATTGCTAACGCTTTCAAATTCATCGTTGATGATATTGAAACGCAAATGTCTCACATTAATTTCCGTGACGTTGCAACTTCATCTGCTGCTTACGCTTTGCGTGATGCTTTTGATGTAGGTGTACTTGCTAAGATGTTTGCTGGCGTGTCTAGCACAGGCCCTGACCATGTAATTGGTGCAGATGCTGCTGCTGGTACTGCCGGTGTAGCAGAAACCACTGCTTCTGTTGACCTGCTTGGTTCAGATGCAACTGGCGTAGACGCTATCGATCTTATGGCACGAATGGCGCGTCTTCTTGACGAGCAAAACATTCCTGAAGAAGGTCGTTGGTTTGTAGCGCCTCCTTCTTTCTACGAAGAACTCTCACAGTCAGGCTCTAAGCTGTTGTCTGTAGACTTCAACGCAGGCCAAGGTTCAATCCGAAACGGTTTGGTATCTTCTGGTCAGCTCCGTGGATTCAGCATGTACAAGTCTAACAACATTGGTGCCGCCACTACGGCTACTGGTAAAGTTATGGCTGGTCACATGTCCTCTACGGCTACGGCTCAGACGATTACTACGACCGAAGTTATTCGTGATCCTTCAAGCTTTGGCGACATTGTACGTGGTCTTCACGTATACGGCGCTAAAGTATTGCGACCTGATGCTTTGGTATCAGCTTTTTACACGATTGACTCATAAAGTTTGGGGGATGAAATACTCCCCCATTTCTTTTTAAAGGAGTTACAATGCCTCAAATAGGAAGTGATAATAAATCAGTTGTTCTTAAAAGCGGGGTAAAAAATAAAAAAAGAATCTTAGGTATAACTGGAAGCTTTTATACTGGGGAAAGTAAATCTAATTACGATTCTAACTACGATAAGATTTTTAAAAATAAAGTTTCGGAGAATAAAAAATAAATTAGGAATAGCTAGAGAAACTTCTAAAACTTTTAGCATGGAGCAAGAATAATATGCCTACAAAATATAAACAAAAAGGGAAACCCAAAGATTTTACAGGCGGTGATTTTTATAAAAAAAGTCGTTCTAAAAAAATGATGGGCGGCTCTAGCATGGCAGAAACTATGCAAAGCCCGATGAACAAGAAAATAGCTGAACCCCGTGGTGGTTATGCTCATGGTGGAAAGGCTAAGGGCGGTAAAGCTGATATTGCTGCTATGGAAAAAGCTTGTAGCACAATGGCTGGTAAAAACAATAGCGTAACTTACTAATGAAAGTACCCGCGCCTGACGGCTATCATTGGATGAAAGATGGTAAGTCTTATAAAATTATGAAAGATCCTAAAGAAGGGTTTAAGCCTCATAAAGGTGCAAGCAAAAAAGCTAACTTCACAATTCAAAAGGCACACTAATAATGGCAACATTTCTTACGTTAACAAATGAGTTGCTGCGAGAGCTGAATGAGGTTGCTTTAACTTCAGCTACTTTTGCAAATGCTATTGGTGTTCAGCAACATGCTAAAGACTGTATTAACAGAAGCTATTTAGACATTGTTAACGAAGAACCTCAGTGGCCTTTTTTAGCTACTGATGAAAGCGGTGCTACAGATCACATGTACGGAAATGCGTATGTAGAAACAGTAGCTGGTACTCGTTGGTACGAGTTAAAGCCCTCTTCTAGCAGCATGACAACTGATTACGGTTACATTGATTGGGATAATTTTCTGTTAACAACTGTTGATGTTTCTGGCGAAACAGCTCCACACACTATCCGTAACCTAAAGTACACGACTACTGAAGAGTGGAAAGACTTCTTTAGAGTTTCTCAAAACAAAGACGCTTCAGACACCCAACAGTATGGTGTCCCTTCTCGCGTAATACGCAGCCCAGATGGCCGTAAGTTTGGTCTAAGCGCCATCCCCGATAAAGTATATCGTATTTGGTTTTATGCCTATGACCTTCCTACAGAGCTTGATGCTTTTGGAGACGCTATTGTATTTGCAGACACTTACAAGCCTGTGCTGTTAGCAAGGGCTAGATACTACATGCACCAGTTTAAAGAAAACTCACAAGCTGCTGCATTTGCACTAGACGATTATAAGCGTGGCTTAAAACTTATGCGCCTTCATCTTATGGAACCAGCTCCCGGTTATTTCAAAGATGACAGAATGAGATTTGTGTAATGTCTCAGCCTTGGGGATATTCTTGTAGAGGCGGTTTAAACGTCAACCTAAATCAGCTTGAAATGCTTCAGCAGCCGGGACAAGCCACAAGACTTCGTAACTTTGAAGTAGATCCTGATGGCGGCTACAGGCGCATTGATGGCTTTACGCCTTTTGGTGACACAAAACCAAATGGAAGTGAAGCAGTATTAGGCATGGCTGTATATGCTGATGGCGTTATTGTTTGTTCAGGCACTGGTATATTTTTTAGTGTTGATGGTGAAGATACTTGGCTACAGCTTAATAAAGATTCAGTACACAGCAGCGGCGATAACTATAGTACCTTTACAGGTCGTTCAGTTGCTGCTAGAACTAGCCAAGGTCGTTGTACTTTTGCAATCTATGAGGGTACTTCAGATTACGGGCAAATTGTAATCTGCGATGGAGTCAATGAGCCGTTTTTATTTCAGATGACAGGAACTGGCGGCTTAGAAACACGTACCTTTTTTGCTAAAGAGATTACTGTAAGCAGCACTGTAGGCCCTGCAATAGCAGTTATACATGATAAACATCTTGTAGTTGCTGGTGATGCGTCATCTAAAAATACTGTGTACTATAGTGGTACAAATCATATAGATAGTTTTAGTAGTACAGGATCAGGTAGCGTAGTAATTTCTGACGCTGTTGTAGGACTAGCAAGCTTTCGTGGTGATTTAATTATTTTCTGTAAAAATAGTATTCACAAGCTTTCTAACATTAACGATGCTGCTAGTATATCAGTTACGCCTATTACAACTAACGTAGGTTGTTTATCTCACGGCAGCATACAAGAAATTGGCGGTGATATTTTATTCTTAGCTCCAGATGGTGTGCGTACTGTGGCAGGTACAGCGCGTATTGGTGACGTAGAGTTAAGCTCTGTTAGTAGGCAAATACAAGAAATATTAAAAGATGTAGCAGCTAACTCTGGTTTTATTG